ATCTGCAATCTTCAATGAGTATCCTACTGCATGATGAAGGTTACCGGTTGCATCGTGACTAGACAACATTATATCCGCCCCACCAGAATGAGATTCATCTTTCTTACCTGTCAATTTTTCGTGGTCTGATTTTAATGACGTCCAAGATACTTTTACATGATGCTCTTTGTTTGCTAAAAGCTCTGGATGATTTGCTTTTATATGAGTATGAATTTCTTCCGCTGCTTGAACCGCATGTGAATGTGCTTCTTGATATGAAGCATCTGACAGTCCTTTTACCAAATTATTGTGTGCTTCTTCTGGTGTTCTGCCCTTTTCATCTCTAAAGTGGTCGGCATGGGTCAGATTGCCGTGTATCAGCCTGTTTAAATGCGCTGCGACAAGAATCTCATGTAGCTTACCTCTACTATCATTATCTAATGTAGCAGACTCGATTAACCAAGTTTCAAATGTTGCAATAATTGACTCTTTTAATGAATTTGCATGTTTTTCAGCAGACTGTCTAACTGAATCTTTATCTTCCGCATCAGTATATGAAAAAGATTTCACTGCATCTTTACCGGGTTTATGCACTAAAAACCTATATGTAGATGGGTCATGGGTCACGATGAAAGGAGATTCATTTATTTCTGTACCCTCATTATGTTTGCTAAGTTTTGAAAAGTGTTGCTTAAGATACATCTGTGCAGATAATCTGCCTTCTTTTGTCTTTGAAAAAGACTTCAATGTTTTGCCTTTGCCGTCTAATACATGCCACCCGTCTTTACCAGATGATACATAAGGCTTTTGTTTTACATTATCATGTGTTTTTAATTTAGCAATAAATTTAAAATTTCTAGTTTTATTGTCATCTTGCTCTCTTTTTTTCATTTTCTCAAGTGTTTTTAATGTCTGTTGAGATTTGGAAAACGTTGCCATTGTTTTTTTGTGTTGTTCTGGTGTTGCTGTATACATAGTTAAATTCCTAGTAAAGTCATTAGTTATTTATCGATAGCCGTCCCACGAATAATACTCATTCCTGTTATCATTGAGTATAGCATCTTCTACTCCATCATTATAGAATCCTGTCATACAAATTTGGTCTTCTAATTCTTTCACGTGATTGCTATGCATCGAATGTCTTAAGTCACTATCAGTCAATTCATTGAAGAACCGTTGAGACACAAGCCATGCATGCATTATTCCGCACATCACCACATCATCATGAAATCCTTTGTCTGCTTCATACGACCCATTGTTGGATTGAATAAACGTGCTTAGTTCATGAATAAAATCATAATCATTTACAATCAATTGATTGTTGTCAATCATATCCTTTAAATTTGCGCATCCAATTCGTTTTGTTTTCTTAGTTGTTCTAACACCTGGATATGGGTCAGTACCTTGTTTGCCAAGTTCAGTGCCCGATTTTGTCCAATGCATGTTTTCATATTCCAGTTCATTCCACAGAATATCTGCTACTTGCCCGCCGATGTCATTTATTTCTATCAATATGTATGCATCATTATATGTTGAACCCACTTTCTGTAGTAATGATGCATATAAAAGAGGAGGTATTTCGTTGTTTCTATATTTTGCTACAATTCGATGTGGATATGATGTAATGTCAAAAATAATAAAAGCAGAATAGTCTAAATGTCTGCCTCTCGATACATCAACCGACATCGAATATAATCTGTCCTTTTGTGGTTCCTGATATACCTGTAATCCCTTATACTGATCAGTATATTCTTTAATAGGTATATCGTGTGTTAATCTCGCCAAAGTAGAACCAGACAATAATGTCATGCTAGAGCCCAAGAATTCACAGGAAAGCTCTTGAGATGCCTTTAGTTCACCTAATACCTCTATTTGTTTATTATACCATTCTTGTGTTCTGCCTGGCATATCGTACCAATGAACACGCAGGAAAGAAAATCCGTTTTTCCCAGTTTCTGCTTCTCTCCACATCTTCTGAAAGTGATTGTAACCGTTCGGCGTGCTAGTTATATATACCTTAGTATTTTCGCCAGCAATGATTGTTGGATAAACCGAAGTGAAGAACTCGTCCGCTATATTATTAGGAACAAATCCATATTCGTCAAGATACAGTAACTGAATTGATTTTCCTCGAATGCCGCTGGAAGAAGTGGCGGCGCCGAATATCTTACTCCCATTCTCTAATTCAATAGACCTTTTATTCCAAGAACTCACTCCTTGCTGCATCCATTTAGGCAAGTTAGAATATGCAAATCTAACGCGTTGCATAATTTCATCTGCCGTAGATTGTTTGTTGGCCAATATAGCAACAGATTTATTATCATTAAACAATATAAACCAAACAAAATATGCAGCAGAGACCGAAGTCTTGCCATACTGCCGCGGAGTCATAAATATCACGCGCTTGTTCTCATGGTAGCATTTAACCATGTCTTCTTGAAATGGATATAAATCCATGAGAACCGCACCTCTATCTGGGTGCACTACAGTGATATAATGTCGTATAAAATATATAGGGTCTTTACTACATTTTATATATTCCGCAATCATTTCTGGCGTGTATTCTACTACTGCGCCAGCAGGCCGAAGGTCATCAGAGCCTCTAAAGGAAAATATTTCTAATAATTCACGTATACTGTCCGGTAAACTAATCATCTTTTATTTAGGCGGCGCGAATTCGCGCAGCGGCAAATCAGAACCATTACGTAACTCTGATGATGTCGCCACCAAGTCTTTTAGGTAATCCCATTCTTACATCTGTGTGGTCACCAATAGGGTGATGTACAGTTGTTTGACGTGGCTGTCGCCAGCCAGTTGATGTCTTTGGTTTTTCGTAAAAAGTAACTGGATATACTACATATTTTCTTTTTTCTTCCCTCTTGAGAGATTGATTGTAATTACTGTGGGTATGAATTTCAGGGTCTTGAATTTCAACATCGTGTTTATCAGGGAATTTAGACATGATAGCATCATGTACTTCACCCATTTTAGATTCTTTTAACTCTAATCTAAATTTGTCTCCAAACCGTCGGCGAGCAGCACTAGCTTCTTTCAATGACTTCGTTCTGGTTAATATTTCCCTTGCTTTAGCTGCCTCAGGAGATGCTGGATGTAATATATGAAGAGTGTTGTCTGAAATATTATCTGGATTATGAAAAATTGAAGGACCTTCTTTAAAACTAGTAGATGCTGTAGCTGGAGATACCGCATTGATACCATGTTCATTAGGATGATTTAATATATGGTGCGCTAGTTCCAATCCCCGAGCATCGTGGTAGCTAGATACTTTACGCTTTCCTTTAGTATCAGTCAGTGGCGCCGGTACCCGATGGTCAGTGTAATAATAACTCTTTCCTTCATGTGTTACCCGACCATTCCTATTTTTTTCGTCGTGATATTCTTTTCTCGTTTCGTTAGGATTTTCACCTTCTCCTGTACCGGGAGTAGAATGAAGAATATCATATCGCCTAGTCGAGGTAACATTCATAACCTTTTTCCAGTTCTCTGCATCTTTCGGGTTATTATGTATCTTTTCTGTGCCATCTTTATTATCTTGTCGATGAGTAACTTTCATTACAGTATATGCAACACGAGCATCTTTACCTCGTCTACGCAGCAGGGAGTTAAGCTTAATATGCGCATCCACATCTCGTTTGTTTGCCGGTACTCCTTGGTCTGATATTGCTGTATTAATAGCCTTTTCTCTACTATGAGGATCTTTATCTGTTCCAGCCATTTTGCCGTATGTATCAGACCTGACTACAGCATGTGTTCCAGCCTTTACCCCAGCACTATGTGGGCCAAAGTGCTCTGAAATAGCATCTGCGTATTCAGTTTGTTGGTGTCCTGTTGTAACATCCGGCCGCACAATCACACCTTTATTATTCTTCTTTGCCTTCTTTGATATTTCATGAAGTTGATGAAACAATTCTAAATCATGGTCTTTTCTGGCCGCAGCATTATGAGATGACCGCTGGTCATAAAAGTCTCTATGTCCTTTAACTGATTCAAAGCCGCCACACCCATTTTTGGCCAAGCATGAATGGACACAATTACCCTTGCCATGACATGCATTTCCGTTTACATAATTTCCATGTAAATCAGTATAATGCCGCCTAATATCTGGATTGCCACCAAAGCCCAAGGTTTCATGTCCATTCTCTTCGCCTTTATTAATACCAGGCAAATCTGCTACTGTATCTGTTTTTGTTTTATTCCCAAGCACTTCGCCCAACTTTTTGGAGCGCATTTCTTTGACTCTTCGAGCATATTCTTCAGGATTATTTTTCCTTAAGTCTGCATATTCTCTAAAATTTGAAGTTATTTCCGACTTTCTATCTTCCGAGGGAATTAGTTTTGGGTCAGCATGGCCATACAGTCTGAATAACTTTGAAATCCCTTCACCATTTGTTTCATGCTTAAATGCCTTTAATGCCTTTCTTGTGGTAGGAGAGGCAGGTCGGCCTGTTATTTTTTCATGGTTTGCAATATTGGATGCAGTACCTTCTTTGTTTTCGGTGGTGGGCTTACCATATATTGCATACGCAGTTCGTTTATCATACCCTGGTTTAGTGCTATCTGTTTCCACTCTATTAGATACGGGCTTTATATTAAATACTTTATGTTCAGTAGATTCATCCAATATTGCAGTAGATTCGATTTTATCTGCTTCTGCTAGTGCTTGGCGAAGTTCTGCATACGAGGGTCCTGATGAAAATTCTAAAAATGATTTTACCCCTTGTGTTTTTGTATTTGTCATTTTGCTATTTGTTCCTGTAAAAGTTGATTTAAATCTTTGCTGCTTCCCGAAAATAATATATTTGTTTGATTTTGTACAGCAGTACCTACATTTGTTCCTGTTTTTTGCCCAGATTTAGCACTCTTTGCTTCTGCTTTATCTTTGTTTAATAGCAATAAATTCTTATTGACATCCGACATCGTTTTTATGAGTCCACTCAATGCTGTGATAGCAGCGGGGCTTTCTGCTCCTCTAACTATTCGCATTGCGACTTCGAGTGCCTCGGCTCCCTTTTCTGCGAGTTCATAAGTACGAGTTCTAGCATAAATAAAGTCCTCATCCTCTGCACCATCTGGTACTACTGTCATTGAATTGCCCGCATTATCTATCACTTCCACTGGTTTCACGTCGAAAATCATTGCCAATTCTTTAGTCATTTTATCAAATCAATGTTGTTATTGATGTATTTATTACATAATCATCATCGACATTTGATGTTATAGGGTCGACCTTAACTTCAATCTTAGTATGAGCTGGTTTCTGATACTCATAACCGATATTAGCAATGACATCTTTTATTATCGAGCTGTTTGTAATCATTGGGCCAAAGAAGTCCAGTTGAGCAGCGAATGTAAAAATTTGATTTACTGTTCTAACATCTTCAGGAGAACCTTCGAATGCATCTTCTATCTGATATGACTGCATTGTAATGGGTACATCTTTTGATATTTGATATTCAGGTAATATCTCATATGTCAATGATAGATACGGCTGAAAATAAGGTATAATTTGTTCTATAATTTGCAAAGCATCATTCTGGTCTTTGGTCAGTGCATATACATTAAAAATAACATCATAGGGAGTAGGCGGATATATTTTTCCTCTGTTCCCTGCTATATTACCCATTGCGTATGCTCCATTCACTCCAACTTTTCTATCTGGTGCATATCGAATATCAATCATTTCAAATGACATCCTAGGCAATGTCATTTTTACTTGATGCGCAGTCAAATCATTTTGTTCTCGTATACGTCTTAACCATTTGTTTTTTGGCGCGTACTCAATTGGTACTTCATATACTTTTACTTTGTTCCCAGTTTCATCTCTCTTTGTAATAGTAATACCAGAAAATATGTCACCGAAGGCAGTGAAAAATCTTAATATAGATTCGTGATAAAACGGAGTTTGGCTGAATAAAGACATTAATTACATACCACTATTATGTGCTGCGTAATAAGATTCCATTCCAGCTACAAGTCCTGCCATGCATTCTTTCATTGTTGACATAATCATACTCCGAATGGGTTAATTACAGTTGATTTAACTTTTATAGCACCAGGTTTAAAATCAGTGCCGCTTTCTCTTATACTTATGATAGGCGTATCATCCACCAGCACAAATCCTCCTTGTTCAAAACTTATGGCATATCCATTTTCTGCTAACAATTGATTATCTAGTATATCTTTTGAGTTCGATGCAAATATATCAATGTTTTCTATGCCAGTATTAATTTCTTCGTTGTTATATTGGAATGCTTCGCAGGATAGATAATACTGATAATTTCTTCCTAATGCAAAGAATTCTACATCATGGTCTACAAATTTAATTTCTAATAGGAATTTTGTAATTGGGTCATATATTAAATCTCCTTCTCTCGGTCTGATATAATTAGTTATATCATATATTGATTCGTCTGTCGTATTTTCGCCGAGCAGAACAGACCCTTCCTCCAATAATATAAATCCTACTCCCTGTTCTTTTAGTACTTTAAATTGATTATTATCAAATTGTGATGCTATTTCATCTTCCCATCGAGTTTTATGCACTACGAGTTTGTATGAATTTCTGATTTCTAATCCAAATTTAGAGAACATTTCTTTGTCGCCTTGGAATCCTTGACTATCGACAAGATACATTTCAATTGGTATAGCAACCTTAAATTTACTAACAACATCCTCTCCCAGAATTAAATTCTCTATTTGTACGTCCCTAGGGAGATAATAATAAGTTTCACCCATGAGTTGAATAGACTCACGGACAAAACCATCTATCAAATTTTGCTCTAATCCTCTATTCTTGTGAAAAAATGGGTTAATTAAACTAGACATATCATCCTATGAAAAACGATAATGGAGCCGAGCTAATTATTGCATCATCTTGCAAGTTTTTAATTTCCTGTACGGCTTCGTCGTACGTGGTCTGTCCGTCATAAACAAGTCCGCCAGGCAATTGCATTCCTTTATATTTCTTTAAATTTGTCCCCCACTGCTTTTTAAACAATGCAGTAACATAATTCTTTAGCCATATATCGTTGTATACTTCAGTGTACTTTTCTTCGTCGATGGTATGATATACTTCGGCAGCAACAATATCACCTACTCTAACATCTGTACCCCATGCAATTTCCAACATCAATCGGTTCATGCGCCGGTTGAAAGAAAAATTCTTCTCTTTCTTTAATATAAAATCCAAATGTCCTAGATAATTTAATGTCTGCCAATACATACTAGCGCCAGCTTTTGTTAGCGCTTGTAATTCAGTCATCATTATCTGATATTGCATATTGAACATATAATCAGATGAGCCCAATACACTCGTTATGTTTAATATGCGTATTACACCAATAATATTTTCGCCTGCTTCAATCCAACCATTGTCAACATCTCCTAAAACAATTTCCCGGATAAATGTTGTACTAGACAACTCGCTATTTTTAACCTCTTGATTTATAACAAATTTTTCGTATCCAATTTGGCGATTTATCGTTATTGTATTGGTAGATACCTCGACAATTTCTGCGAATGTTTTATTGTCCATAGCACTGACTTTAGTGCCTACTTTGAAGCCTGTAGTATCATCCAAAAATAATTTTGTGCCTGATATTTTGTGAACTAAATAATCTCTCACTATCCCATCAAAGTGATATTCTTGATAATGCTCAATAGCAAGTGCTATATTATCCTCTATCTGCTCAGGTGTGATTTCAATATTATTGATGCCGCCACCGAGTTGTCTGAGTGCAAAATCAGCTAATTGTTGTCTACTATTAATTGCCATAGTTTAAGTACCTGCGGCGGAGAATCTAGTAATGAAATCGACTCTACTTGACTTACCTAATCCATTATTAATCCATTCATTATTGACAAAGTCCCATGTATTAAATTTCATATCAGGAATATCGGTATCAAATTTAAATATGGTATAACCTTCTGATGATTTGAAATTTGAATCTATCGGTGACACACCAAACCAATTATCTTTTGTAATTACCCAATAAGTCATTATTTGTT